TCGTTACGATTGTTGATGAGGCACACCTTCTTGCAAAAGAAACCCTTGAGGAAATCCGTTTCCTACTCAACACCAAGATGGATTCGCATCAGCCAATGTCGCTGATCCTCGTTGGTCAGAACGAACTATGGGACAAGCTCAAGCTTCAGCATTATGCAGCCATCAGACAACGTATCGATCTCAAATGTGAAATTCCTCAGTACGATCTCTCTCAAACACACGAGTATATCGCTGCTCATCTGAGCTACTCTGGTGGAGCAAAGGAAGTTTTCACCGATAAAGCAATCGATGAAATCTACCGCTATTCTGCAGGATCAGCTAGGGCTATCAATAAACTTTGCACGCATGCTCTGATTTATGCGGCACAGCGTGCCAAAAAGCTCATTGATGACCATATGATTCGTGAAGTCATCGCAGGGGAACTTCCATGATTATTGGGCTGCAGTAACACTGCAGCCACTACACGCATTTTTTGAGGCAAGATAAGCGAGCTAGCTACGGCAAGAGTTATGAGCTAGGCAATGACAGAACTAGAAATCAGAAACATTAGAAGACCATGACTAGCAGTTAGTTGAGCTGCCGATCATGGTCTTTTTTATTTGTCGTGAACTTCCCTATACTTTCTCTGGCTCATGATATTAGAGCAACGTGGACTACAATATTTTTTTCTCTTGTTAGAATTTAACACATCAAAATATTCATCACATGTTGGATTAGCACATTTTTTAATAAGTGTGAAATTAGGATTCAAAAAGAAAATAGCAAAATAGATAGCTGTGATTAAGTTAGGGATTTGCCAAGTGCCAATCATAGATTCTAGATCATAAACAGGAGAAATTAACCTAGTGTGATAGTCAATTTCATCCTTTATTATCAATTTTGCAGCGTTAATGATAGTTTTAATTTCCTCTTCATTTGGTCTTATATTGAGAGGTTTAGTTAATACGACACCTTTTGTTAATTCAACAGAGTTTATGGAAGTCTTAGAAAGAATATAATCTAAAAAGTTGTGTTGCACCTGTAGATCCTGTTCCAAATCCATGAAATATCGATGGTTTTCTTCGAATGAATGATATTGTCTTTCAAAGTACTGGAAGTTCGGATCAGGTTCAATTTCTTCTTGAAAATGATACTCGGTTTCGATTGTTAATACGCCAATAGAAATCAAATTCTTTCTAATCTGATGCTCAGGCGATTCATAGATTACTTGTGGGTTTCCTTCAGAACTTAGGTCATACACTTTTGCTGGGTAAGATAGCATGAGCTGAAGCAAGTTATTAGATATCGTTTTATAAGATGGCGAATCGCTGTGGATTTCCATAATTAACTCAATCAAATAGCCGATGCGTTTTATTACGCGAAGGAGCTCCTCGCAGGAGTATAGAGCATATTTTTCTGTATCGCTACGAAACAAAAACCCGTATTCATTTAAGAATTTAATAAGTGAGTCTTCATTTCCGACAGATAATAATCTGGTAAGGACGTCATTTCTTGTTATAGTATCACTTGCTTTAATCAGTTTATCTCTAAATTGAAACCCTATTGACTCATTGATTTCTTTTAGCCGAATTGTTTTATATGGATTACCTAGCTCGTCATAACTGCTATTAAGCTTTACGTCGACCTTCGGATTTGAGAACACAAATCCAACATTACTCGTAACAAGTGCAGATTTAGATGCCATAAAATTCACCTCTTATTTTAAAATATAACTCATTATATCATTTTTACGAAGAAAAAGAAGCAAATAATAATTAATAAAGTGATTAAAATTTGAATTTATATAGATAGAATAATACATAAAGTAATGTTAAAATATATTAAAAGATAAATATAATTTTATAAAACTATATTTAGCGTTATGTTTGAATGGTGTAAAATCTAAATATAACGAATGCTTGAAAAGGTATTATCACAAAAAAATTTATCTGATTAAACGTTGAATTTAAAAGGATTACAGGCATCTGTGGTAAAGAAAAGGAATATTGTATTGGACAGAACATATGTTCGGTTATATAATATAAATAAGCCTTTTCGCCACAGATAATTCTGAAAAAGGAGGCTCAAAAATGCAGAGAGATACAAAGATACAAGACCAACAGCCATCTTCCAAAGGGATGAAAGGGGTGAGGCCTTTGGGGGGAATAAAGAAACCTGAAACACAGCAATTTCACAAGACAAAACTACTTCTATCCATTTACCGTACAGTGGTATGGAGGATAGAGACTGCCATATATGAGGTCCAAGAGACAGCACAGGAATACGGAAGCGATAGAATCTCTGAGCTGGTTGATTTTTTAAGTTTGGAACTGGATGAGTATGATCTGACCAAAGATAAGAAAGCCATTGAGGATAGGCTTATGTGCATTGCGGAAACGAAGCAGATGATTGAAATCGTGGACAAGGCACTTAAGCATTTGAAAACCCATCCAAAACATGGACAGGTGTACCATGACATCATCACTTACTGTTATATAGATAAAGATGTGATCTGTGATGATGCCATCATGAGGAAATTGAATTTGACCCAGTCGACTTATTATCGGTACAAGAAACAAGCGACTGAACTCATGGGTATAGCTCTTTGGGGGTACATAATCCCACCTCTAAAAGATTACTGGGACAAGCTTCAATAGAGGGGTGTGGACTAAAACTGACAGTTTATTGAGAGTCAATTGACAGTAAAATGAAAGTCAAATGATAGGAAGTTGAAAGTCCAATGAGAGGGAATTGATAGGCTTTTGAAATTGTTTTGACAGTATGGACCTTCTATAATGAGTATAGTGGGAAGTGTGTCCAAAAAATGAATATAGTGGCAGAATAGCCGCTTGGGTTAGGATTTATTTAAGTCTTAACCTAAGCGGCTATTTTTATGCCCTTGGGATGATTTATGTCCTTAGGGTGTATGCCCTCGGCCAGTTGGCCCTAGTACGTGTGATGCGTATTAGGGCCTATTTTTATGCACTTTTTTTGGTTGTGCTTCCTCCTAACTAATTATTTCAAAGGAGGAACATACAATGTTCAAAACATTCAAAACCAATGGGATTACAACAACAATCGAGATTTCAGAAGAAGGAAAGGTAACTTATGCAGTTGGTAAAAAGAAAACCACATTTGACTTGAGTGAGTGTGATTCATTCACTTATGAATTTGAAGCAATGGATGAAAAGGTTGAAATCACAGAAGCAATGATCTCGGAGACTGAAGGTGTAGAACCTTGGCTTTGGCTTGTGATTAGCAAAGGTGAAGAGCGCCTTGAGTACAACAATAATCAGACTGAGAGCAGGCGTCACCACAGTTATTCAGACCAAAACGACAAATTTGACACCCTCATGACTGAGGAAGATGCACTTGATATGGTGCTGGCCAATCTCGAAAAAGAAGCATTGAGAGAGGCTATTCAGGCTTTGGAACCTCAGCAGCAGGAACTGGTGATGGATCTTTATTACCGGGAGATTCCAATAGCTCACATTGCCAAGCGTGATGGAGTTGATGAAGCTGCCATTCGCAATCGAAGAAAACGCATTTTGAAAAAAATCAAAAAAAGTTTATTTTAGGGGGTTCGGTTTTGCTCCTCCCGTGACCTATATATAGAGGCCACTGATATGGAACTCAAATCTTAATAAGGAAGGTAGGTGAATGAGATGAGTAAACAAGGTGTTCTAAATATTCAAAAGGCAAAGACCATGCATCATGTGGAGATTGGCATTAAGAAGCCAAGTCCAAACCAAGTGCTTGCTGCCAGAAAAGTGACACTCAGGGACCGCTTGCTAAATGCAATCTTCGGAGATGGACACAAGATGGTAGTTCTTGTACCTGGTGAAAGCGTCGGGACTATCTCCATCACGGAGATGGAAGTGCAAGAAACGGACGAAACTGATCAATCGAAATAGAGAGGAGCAAGTAGATGAAAGAAAATCAGAAACCAGCATATGTATTTACCTCTGAATCGGTGACAGAGGGCCATCCAGATAAACTCTGCGATCAGACTGCTGACGCCATTATGGACACCATTTTGAGAGAGGATCCAGAAGCTAGAACAGCAATTGAAGTCACTGCAGCTGATGGATTCATCCATGTGTTTGGAGAAACCAGTACTGAAAAAAGAATCGACTACAAGAAAATCGTTAAAGACGTGATTTATGAGATCGGCTACCGAGCAGACGAGCTATCCACAGATGGGGAGTTCTACAGAATGCTCATCGCCATCAACAAGCAGTCTCCTGACATCGCAATGGGAGTTGTTAAGAGCGAGATCCGAGCTGGCGACCAGGGCTTAATGTTTGGCTACGCAACGGATGAAACACCTGAGTTTATGCCTCTGCCATTAGTCCTCTCACATAAGCTCTGCATGAGACTAGCAGAAGCGAGAAAATCAGGGTTACTACCTTATCTAAAACCAGATGGGAAAGCACAAGTGTCGCTGGGTTATGGAAAGGACAATAAACCGTTATCCATCGAAGCGATTGTAGTCTCTACCCAACATGCGGAAGGTGTAGACATCAGGAAGCTGAGAGAAGACGTGACCAAGCTTATCGTCCTAAAAGTCATCCCACATGATCTTTTGACTGAGAACACGAAATTGATGATCAATCCAACTGGCAGATTTGTTCTTGGTGGCCCTGCTGCAGATTCAGGTTTAACCGGCAGAAAAATCATCGTTGATACCTACGGTAGCAGGGGGCGTCATGGTGGAGGTGCCTTCTCAGGAAAAGATCCAACGAAGGTAGACCGGTCCGGTGCATATCTCGCCAGATACATCGCAAAAAACATAGTGGCAGCAGGTCTTGCTAGGGAATGTGAGGTGCAGGTGTCTTACGCCATTGGTGTTGCCAAACCGGTGTCGTTTAAGGTTGACACCTTTGGTAGTGGAAAACTTCCGGATGAAGTTCTCACGGAGATCATCAAAGCGCTCATTGATATGAGACCAGGCACCATCATCAAATCATTTGGATTGCGACGACCTATCTACAGACAATTTGCAGTCTACGGTCACTTTGGTAGAGAGAAGATGCTACTTGATGGTGTTGAGAGAAACACACCCTGGGAGATGAAGGACCTGGTTCCGATTCTTAAGGAGCTTGCTACAGATTATTTGAAAAAGAAAGGAGGACCAAAGGATGAGTAAAATCAAACTCGCACTGGATGTTGTCAGTGATCTTAAGTCGCTGGCTGAAAGTATAGAGACTCTGGTACGTGCCATGGAAGCAAATGAAGTAGTACCTAGCAATGAAGAACCAAGTAAAAAGAAATCAAAAGCAAAGGCAAAAGTGGAAGAATCCGAGACCATAGAACCAGAACCTGAAGTTGGGAAAGTACCAGAAGAAAAGCTACCAACTTTGGAAGAAGTTAGAGCTGCGATGGCTGATAAGAGTAGGGACGGTCATAGAGAGGCGGTGAAAGGCATCATCACCAAGTATGGAGCCAATAACCTCTCATCACTGGACCCCAAGCATTATGCAGCTGCCCTGAAGGAAGTAGGTGAGCTGAAGTGAGTGGATCATATAACACCCATTCCATCTACTCAGCATCAGGTGCGCACCGGTGGATGAACTGTCCACCATCTGCTCAATTAGAGCAGCAGTTTCCGAACGAGACGAGTACCTTTGCTGAGGAAGGAACAGCAGCCCATGATCTGGCTGAACACAAGCTAAAAAAAGCACTGAAGATGCAATCTAAGAAACCAACAAGTCCCTATCATTCTGACGAAATGGATGAAATGACTGATCTGTATGTGGAGTATTGTCTAGAACTGATAGAGAAGTCTAAAGAGAACTGTCAGGACCTCCAAATCCTGATCGAGCAGAAGTTGGACTTCACTGATTATGTACCTGAAGGATTCGGAACCGGTGACCTGGTTGTCGTTGGAAATGGCACCCTTCATGTGGTGGACCTGAAATACGGACGAGGTGTCATCGTTTCAGCAGAAAAGAACCCACAGATGATGCTTTATGCACTTGGCGCTTTATCCCTTTTCGACATGCTTTACGACATCGATAAAGTGTCTATGGCCATTGTTCAACCGAGGGTAGACAACTTTTCCACTTGGGAAATAACAGTGGAAGAACTGCTGAAATGGGCTGAGGAAGAGTTGAAACCCAAGGCCCTACTAGCAAGCACCGGTGGTGGAGAGTTCTGTGCCGGAGATCACTGCAGATTCTGCAGAGCAAAGAATCAATGTAGAGCGAGAGCAGTGAAAAACCTTGAGCTTCTGAAGTATGAGTTCCAGGATCCAGCACTTCTCACAGATGAAGAAATCGCTGAAATCATAGGCCTTGCAGATGAACTAGCAAAATGGGCAGGAGATATCTACACCTATGCTACAGCACTTGCCATCAACGAAGGCAGAGAATGGGATGGTTTCAAGCTGGTTGAAGGAAGAACCAGAAGAAAATACACCGATGAAACCGCAGTTGCTGAAACTGCCAAGGAAGCCGGCTATACAGACATCTTCAAACAGAGTCTTATCACCATCACTGAGATGGAGAAGCTCATGGGCAAGAAGAAGTTCAATGAGCTACTAGGAAGCCTTGTAGAAAAGCCAAAAGGCAAACTCACACTTGTATCTGAAACAGACAAGCGTCAAGCGGTGGATCCTCTTCATGCAGAGTTTCAGGTGGAAGAGTGATGCAGATTAAAAGTGATTATTGTAACCAAGCTCTAATCGAGCAAACCAATACAAATATTAGGAGGATTTTATTATGAGTAAAGAAACGAAAGTAGTCGTACCCGGAAGATTAAGCTATGTGAATATTTTTGAACCAAAAAGTATCAATGGAAGTGACCCTAAGTACAGTGTTTCAGTCATTATTCCAAAGTCAGACAAGAAAACCGTAAACGCCATTTTGAAGGCAATTGAGGCAGCTAAGCAGGAAGGTGCACCAAAGTTTGGTGGAAAGATTCCAGCGAATCTAAAAACTCCTCTTCGAGATGGAGACATCGATAGACCAGATGATCCTGCATATGAAGGGTGCTATTTCATCAACGCCAACTCCAAAGACGCACCTCAAGTCGTAGACGGAAAGATTCAATCCATCCTTGATAGAAGTGAAGTCTACTCAGGCTGTTATGGAAAAGTAAGCCTGAACCTTTATGCCTTCAATGTCAACGGAAATCGTGGAATTGCAGCAGGACTTGGCAATGTGCAGAAGCTTAAAGACGGAGAACCACTGGGTGGTAAGAGCAGAGCTGAGGATGACTTCGAGATTGAAGTTGATGATGATTTCTTGGCATAGCAAAAAGATGACAAAGGAGGTGGTAAACCCATGAAGATTTTATCCATCGACATTGAGACTTTTTCGGATATTGACCTAGGAAAGTGTGGTGTTTACCGCTACACCGACAGTCCAAACTTCGACATCCTACTCTTTGCTTACAGCATTGATGAAGGTCCAGTAGAACTTGTTGATCTTGCAAATGGTGAAGAGATTCCAACGGAAATTGTGGAAGCGATTCTGAGTAGCGATATCATCAAAACGGCTTTTAACGCCAACTTCGAACGAGTTGCTCTAATGCGGTATCTCAGTCGAAAGCTTGGTAAAGAAGTGTATCTTAACCCATCTTCATGGCGGTGCAGTGAGGTTCAGGCAGCAATGCTTGGACTTCCTCTCCACCTTGAGGGTGTTGCCAAAGTACTAAGGCTGGGTGCTCAGAAGATGTCAGAGGGAAAACCTCTGATCAGATACTTCTGTATTCCTTGCAAACCAACAGCGGCTAATGGTGGAAGAACTAGAAATCTGCCGTCGGATGCACCGGATAAATGGGAGCTTTTCAAGCAGTACAACATCAGAGACGTTGAAGTGGAACTGGAAATCAGAAAGAAAATTAAAGACTACCCTATACCAGAATCAGAGCAAGCTCTCTATGAACTGGATCAGCGTATCAATGATAGAGGCTTTAGGGCGGATATGGATTTCGTTATGCAGGCCATCTCTTGTGATAAGCAGTTTACAGTTGCAGCAACGGAAAGGGCCTATGAACTGACAGGTCTTGAAAATCCAAACTCAGTATCTCAACTGAAGGATTGGTTATCAGAAAGAGGTGTGGAAGTTGAGAGTCTTTCAAAGAAGAACGTAAAAGAACTGGTCTCAGAAACTGAGGGTGAAGTGGAAGAAGCGCTAAAGCTTAGGCTCCTCATGGCCAAGACCAGTGTCAGGAAATATGAGGCTATAGAAAGGGCTGTATGTTCAGATGGCAGAGTTCATGGACTCTTTCAGTTCTATGGCGCCAATCGAACAGGCCGGTTTGCAGGAAGGTTGGTGCAAGTCCAGAACCTCCCACAGAACCACCTTGTAGACCTAAAGCTGGCTAGGGATCTCGTGAAAGAAGGGCGATTCAATGATCTACAGATGCTCTTTGGAAATACACCAGGCGTCCTATCAGAACTCATAAGGACCGCCTTCATTCCAAAAGAAGGTCACAGGTTCATCGTAGCTGACTTTTCAGCCATCGAGGCGAGGGTCCTATCCTGGCTCGCTGGAGAAAAGTGGAGACTTGAAGTGTTCCAGTCCCACGGAAAGATTTATGAGGCATCTGCTTCACAGATGTTTCATGTACCTATAGAGGAAATCACAAAGGGCAGTCCCTTAAGGCAAAAGGGGAAAATCTCAGAACTTGCCTGTGGTTATGGTGGAGGCGTCGGCGCACTTAAATCCATGGGTGCCTTGGAGATGGGTGTAGAAGAAAACGAGCTGCAAGGCCTTATTGATAACTGGCGTAGAGCCAATCCCCACATCGTGAATTTCTGGTGGGAAGTGGACAAGATGGCCATTAAAGCGGTGAAAGAAAGAACTAGGACTAGAACCCACGGGATTATCCTCACTTATAAAAGCGGCATGCTTTTCGTGACGCTTCCATCAGGTCGTGAGCTGGTATACGTGAAACCAAAGCTTATGCTGAATAAATTCGGACGAGAGGGTCTGACCTATGAAGGCATTGGTACTACGAAAAAGTGGGAGCGCATTGAAACTTATGGGCCAAAGATTGTGGAGAATATTGTTCAAGCCGCATCAAGAGATCTTCTTGCTGAGGCCATGCTAAGACTTGATAAATCAGGATTTGCCATTGTAGCTCATGTGCATGACGAGGTGATCTGCGAAGTGCCGGTGGGTGTGTCTAGCGTAGAAGAGATTTGTAGCATTATGAGCGAGGGTCCTAAGTGGTCGGAGGGACTACCCTTAGATGCAGACGGCTATGAATGTGACTTTTACCAGAAATCCTGAATTCATGATTTTTTATATTATCCTCAGGTTTACATTATCCTCAACAAATGCAAAATTCTTTAAAATCCCAAATGTTTTTCTGCAAATGTTGAGGATAAAAAATTTATTTCAATCCACAGAGACGAGCCAGTTCCTCTTCATCACTTTCCCACAGAGGTTGTTCTTTAGCATCAGCTGGCATATCAACCTTATTCAATGCCTTTCGCATTTGATCGAGGGATGGGGTTGCGTAAATTTTGGTAGTTTCCACACTGGAATGTCCTAGAATCTTTGAAATCATAATTGAATCCACGCCATCTTGGTACAAATGTGTAGCGCGTTCTGCGCGAAGCAAATGAGGATAAACCCTGTCTGGCATGTCTGGGCAGGAGCTTCTTGCAGCATCTGCATATTTCTGGACAATGCGTTCAACCGTACCAGTAGAAATTCGACCAGTATTACCTTTAATAATTGTGTAAAACAATACATGGTCTGGATCTTTGGTATCTGAATGGTAAATGGATTTATACAGCTTTAGATGTTCTGCTGTCTTTTCTGTTATAGCCACAGAGCGTTCCTTATTACCCTTGCCATGTACATGTATCGATAAAGTATCCAGATTTACATCGTTGATATGAAGACCTATCAATTCACTGACCCTGATTGCAGAATCATAGAGAAGAATCATGATTGTTCGATCGCGAATACCGATTTTTGTATTCTTAGGTTCTGAAAGTAGAGCATTTAAGGCTTCTTTAGAGAGAAGAATCTTCTCCCTCTTAGGAACCTTCATACTAGGGATTTTTGATACCTGCAAAGCAATGGACTGTAATGACACATCGTTATCAGATGCATACTGCACATAATTCTTTATCGCTGCCAGCCGTACATTACAGGTTGCCGGAGAATTTCCATGTTCTTTCAAGTAGGCACAATATTCTAGAAGCAAATCACGAGTACAGTCAGTAAAAGTTAGTTTTGAAATGGAGATATTCTTCGCTTTAAATAAATATTTTCTAAACGCAGACAGAGAATCTTTGTAGGAACGTATAGTTTCCGGACTACGCCCCAACTGCTTGGGAAGATAATTCTCAAGATATTGCAGGGTCATTGAGAAGAAAATTTTTGTATCAGTTATCTTTTTTTTCATTGAAATTCACCTCCGGGATTACTAAACCTGATGTTTTATCTTTGGCATGAATGATTTTGAAACTTTCAGCTACCTGATGATAGTAATAAAGAGACTCCTGGATACTGGCATGCCCTAGAAACTTACTAAGGTATGGAAGCTTTTCCTCAATATTTTCACCAGCCTCCATCCAACTGTTTAGACGGTCAACAACAAATGTATGTCGAAATGACTTGATTGTTGGAGGATTGCTATTTCTGGAATACGGAGTGTTGTTCCATACCCTTAAAAAGTAATCTCTTACCGAAACATCATTCAAATGGTTATCTTCTTTTGTTCCAGGGAAAACCCAATTTGTGCCAGGACGTTCTTTCTGGATATAAGCACGATATTTTTTAAGCATGTCGATGATGTCATCTGTAAGCCACAGAATACGATCCTTCTCACCTTTGGATTGAAGGATGCGAATAGTTCCTGCTTCTAAATCAACGCCCTCCCATGTGAGCTGTAAAGGTTCATTACGACGCATCCCACAGCAGTAGTAAAGCCTAAAAAGGACTTTGCATTCATTTAGTAGTCTCACTCCATAGGATCGTCTAACAGGTTCAAGATTGTCTAGATTTTCAAAGAATGCTAGCAACTCATCACCAGTAAAGACGTGTGCTTCAGATGTTTCTTTAGATTGAAATAGCTTTGGAATATATGCATCTGTTCCAAGTGAAAGCAGGTATTTTGAAAGCTGACGAAGTACGCTAACCCTTATGTTTCTGGCATTCAATCCTTCGGTAGAACGCTGTATGGACCATGCATCTGCAAGATCTTTCGTAACTGTAGAGGATGTAAAGTCATGTTTAAGGCAAAAATTGTCAAGTTCCTTTAACACATTTTCAGTTGATGCATATGAGTAGCCACATGCACGTTTTTCGTCGATCAGGCCCTTGATGACCGGAGCCAAAGTGCTATAAAAGTCATAGTTGCGTTGTATTTTCATCCTATTTCACCGTCCTTTTAAGAGGAAGACAGCATGATCGAATGCCTTCTTCATCGATTGAGAGATATCGGTTAACTGTATCAATAGTAGAGTGGCCAAGAGAATCCTTAATGGTATCAGTTCCAATGCCTGCTGATAACAACCTCGTTGCAAATGTTCTTCTTAAGATATGGAAGGAATGCTTTTCACCATTGAAAACTCTTTCTATAGCAGTATTACAGGCTGAACGATTTGCGTTTCCATATGGTGCGCGCTGAGACAAGAAAATATAGTCTGAGTTACTATTGGGTCTTCCATATTTCAAGTATTGAAAGATGCTGTTTCCGACTGCTATAGGCATTGGAAGGATCAATGGGCGGTATGTTTTCTGCTGGGTAATCGCTATTGTCTGATGCTTCCAGTCGATATTGGAAAAACGCAGATTAATTACATCAATTCCTCGTAGTCCCATGAGAAGTCCAATTGTTAGCATCGCACTGTCACGCAATTCCAACGGTGTACGTGCATTGTTACGATACGTATAGATGCTTTGGATTTCATCATTTGAAAGAATATCTACGATTTTACGAGATTGTCCACGTTGTGATGGCAATGATCTGGCCAAATCCTGTTCTGTATATTTTTTCTCAAACAAATATTGCAGGAACTGTCGAATCGAGTAAGCATAATTATTCTTTTTATTGGACGATTTTTGGGCTGTTGTGATGTTGTAAGCCTTAACAAGCTGTGGCATAAGTTCTGAAATTGAAGTAAGTCCCTGGCTCTGCAAATAAAGTAAGAAAGAAATACTGGCAGACTTATGGCGGCTGATTGTATTAGCTGATAATCCGTCCTTTTCTTTTTCAGAAATAAACTCTTGAAGAAGATTTTTACCCCAGATCGATAGAGATGTTACTATTCCAGGTTGTGCAGTAACCGGAGGAATACTCGGAATAAAAGTATCCCCACACTCAATAAAGGTCTTTAGCACATGAAAGCAACGGTATCGCATTGGACTCACACGAAAATCACTTGAAAAAGAATCCATTGACTTCAGCCAGTAATCAGCAACGGCCGGTGTGTAGTCAACATTCAATTCACTGGCAACGATATAAAACATTTGAAAATAAGCCAAGTAATTGCTTCTAAGAGCTGTAGGATCAAAATGGTAGATTTCTTCAAGAGACTTAATAAGATCTTGGCATCGCTCCAGAAAAGTTTCAGGTGATAACCGGAGTTCGCTCTCTTTGGCATTTGTTTCAGAAATGCTTGCGGTAGAGATATTTTTTAACGAAAATCCAGCTGCTTTAGCTTGTACAGGTGCAGTAAGTGCATAGGGCCTATGTTTAGGAATAAATCCTTGATTAGCTAAAGATTGCAGAAAGTATCTGACAGAGTAGGTACAGATATATTTGTCACCTATAGACACTGCATATTCATGGTATTTGGAAATGACCGGAACTGTAATTCCTTCAGGATCGTAAATATTATTGTTTACAAGGAAAGTTACAAAGCTTGTACAGTGAATGATTTGGTCTCTGGTTGCTCGGGGTTTCAGCCGGGTTAAAAGATCTTCTTTATATTCAATCAGTATTGTCTGCCAACTTTCTGGAAGACGGTCAAAAGAAGTCTCATAATACTTGTAATTACCAATGATTTTTCCAAGAGTCATAACGTCATTAAATTCATACACAGCACGTCTCATTCTAAAGAAAGTTTTATTATCCCAGATCTCTATATTCAAGTTGAGCCAATTTAAGGCTTCGTCATGACTATAGGAAAGATTGTTTTGCTCAAGGTGTCGTCGCAGGGAATTGATTGCAGCCATCTTCCCGAAATTAATGACATGACCGTTGTCCAGCCAGCATTGTTTAATTAAGACAACACCTTCATCGTAAGTAAGATTCATAGATTTTCCTCCTGTTTTTGTATTATTGAGAAGCACGTCTCAATAATATTATCCTCAACTTTTGAGGAGGAAAAGCTGCAAATAAAGGATTAGTGACAAAGTTGAGAATAATGTAAACCTGAGGATAATATCAGAAGGATTAATAGAAGACTGTTTTATGAAGAAAGTGAGGAAGGTAGATGATTTCAAAAGAGTATGGAAAATACACCTTGATTTGTGACATATGCGGAGCAGGAACTGATGAGGAGTTTGATAGTTTCCAAGATGTTATTGATGCCAGAGATGACATCGGATGGAAGAGTAAAAGAGTTGATGGAGAGTGGTTGGATATTTGTCCGGATTGTATAGAGTAGGAGGTTGCGATGTTTTCTGAAAGATTAAAGGCTTCTCGAAAAGAAGTGGGACTAACACAAGTGGAGTTAGCGGAAATTCTTAAAGTTTCAAACGGAACCGTTGGCATGTGGGAAACCGGAAAAAGAGAGCCGAAGTTTGATACAATGGCACACTTATCAAGAGTACTAAATAAGTCCGTTGATTACCTTCTCGGTCTTTCAGAGAATAAGTCTCCTCACCCAGCAGGCGATATTCAATCTAACAAAGGTAGCAGACTTCAAGTACAAGCAGAAGTAATTTATAGTTGCGATGATTATGACCTTGTTTTAATCAAAAAACATTAGCAATAAAAGGAGGACGCCATGAAATTTATTATTTCAACAGGCAACAGCCGTAAAGATAAAGTTTGGAAAGAACAGACGGTGTCCTGGGAGGAGTTTGCACAGCGACTTTCCCAAACTACCGTCACCAGCGAGACTCAAGAAGAGTATCGCAAGATGAAGAAGTACCAACAGGACAATGTAAAAGATGTGGGTGGCTTTGTAGCCGGTCAGCTGAAAGATGGAAGAAGAACGAAATCAAGTGTCATGAGCAGGTCCATGCTAAGCCTTGATATGGACCATGCAGATGATGCAGTGGCCATAGCTGAGAACATGGAGATGCTCTATGGCTATGCAGCAGTAATTTACTCCACTCATAAACATACACCAGAGAAGCCTAGACTCAGACTGATCATTCCTTTATCAAGAACAGTGACAGCAGATGAGTACCAAGCGGTCGGCAGAAGAATCGCCAAAGAAATTGGTATCGAGCTATTCGATGATACCACCTACGAGCCTAACAGGCTCATGTACTGGCCAAGCACATCCAGTGATGGCGAATATTTCTTTAGAGAAATCAAAGGGAGCTTCTTAAATCCTGATAGCATCTTAAAACTATACGACAACTGGCAGGACACATCATCCTGGCCGGTATCATCAAGACAAACAAAGTTGTTAGATAAGCTGATGAAAAAGCAAGCAGATCCCATCCGAAAGGAAGGGCTGATCGGAGCCTTTTGTAGGAGCTACACCATTGAAGGGGCTATCGAGACGTTTCTTTCAGACATCTATCAGCCAAGTATAATGCCTGAGCGTTACGACTATATTCCGGCAGATTCCACAGCGGGTGTTGTGATCTATAGCGGTAAATACGCATATTCCCATCATGCTACGGATCCAGCTTGCGGACATCTCTGTAATGCCTTTGACCTTGTTAGGATCCACCTCTTCGGTGAACTGGACGAAGGAGCAGATCAAAAGAAGCAGCTCCCATCAGTGAAGGCTATGCTTGAGTTTTGTACGACAGATGAAAAGGTGCGAAAACAGCTGGCTAAAGAGCGGGAAGTGGAGATAAAAGAGGAGTTTGAAAGGGAAGAAGATGCCTTTGATACTGAAGAAGCTGAGATAGAGGAGTCTGAAGAGGATGAGGATCTCACCTGGCAGCTTCAGCTTGAACTGAATAAGAACGGAACGGTAAAAGATACACCGACCAACATCCTGACGATTATCAGAAATGACCCTAGACTTCATGGGGTGGCTTATAACCAGATGACCCATCTTTTAGATGTCAACGGGAAGCTACCTTGGAAGCAAGTAAAGCCAGGGTGGAACGACTCGGACCTTGCCAATCTTAAGATGTACTTTGATAAGCATTACGGCATATGGTCACCAGCAAAGATTAAAGATGCCCTGTTAACCGCAGCATCGGAACGAGTGTTTCATCCTATTAAAGATTATCTGGAAGGACTTCCTGTTTGGGACGGAACCGAGAGAGTGGATAGGCTACTTATCGACTATCTAGGTGCAGAAGATAACCCGTACACAAGAGCCATCATGAGAAAAACCTTAGTGGCAGCAGTTGCTCGTATCTATGAGCCGGGCATTAAATTTGACTACATTTTAGTTCTCAACGGACCACAGGGAATCGGAAAATCCACCTTCTTTGCAAAGCTAGGTGGAAAGTGGTTCTCGGATAGTCTGACTGTTTCAGATATGAGAGACAAGGCAGGAGCAGAGAAGCTTCAAGGTTATTGGATTCTTGAACTGGGAGAGCTTGCGGGCCTTAGGAAGATCGATGTTGAGACGGTGAAATCTTTTATCACAAGAACTGATGATAAGTTCCGCCAAAGCTATGGCATCAATGTGGAAAGTCACCCAAGACAAAGTGTTATCGTTGGAAGCACCAATAGTACCAGTGGTTTCTTAAGAGACGTCACCGGAAACAGAAGATTCTGGCCGGTAAGGGTAAACCACGGAAAGAAAAAGGTCTGGGAGATGACGGACATTGATCAGATTTGGGCAGAAACTCTTGAAAAGTATAAAGCAGGGGAGCCACTGATCCTTATTGGTGAAGAAGAGAAGATGGCCTACGAAGAACAGCGTGATGCCATGGAAGCGGATGATCGCGAAGGTTTGGTGGAGCAGTACCTTGAAAAGCCACTACCAGATAAGTGGCCAAAGATGGACATTTACGAAAGACGCAGCTACCTGGCTGGTGAGAGTGAGTTTGGTGAATCCATTCCCGAAGGATCCAATCTAAGAACTCGAGTTTGCTGCCTGGAAATTTGGTGTGAGTGCTTTGGCAAGGAGAGAAATGCAATTCGCAGAGGTGATTCTTATGAGATTGAAGGAATCCTAATGCGACTCGGTGGTTGGAAACGCTATGAAGGCAATAAGAGAGGGAATATGAGATTTCCAATATACAACGCTCAAAGAGCCTTCGTCAGAGAGGGATATGAGGATACTGACGATGATAGCGATTAAAACCCATAGGGTATGTGTACCGATTCATTTGAATGTGTAGTCTGAGAGCTAGAAATGTGTAGTCTAACGTATGACATGAGGACCGGTAAAAGGTGAAAATGTGTAGTCTGATGTAGTCTGAAAAATCTCAGCCTACACCTTAGACTACAACGCTAAAACGGCTTATACCAAGGGGTTCAGTACGTTAGTAGTCTATGTAGGAGATAACTTAATTGATTAATTATTTTACTAGTAATAGTAGGAATATAGCCTACATACGCGCGTATAGGTTTTAAACCCTTCAGACTACAACTATAGACTACAAGAAAAAATGTTAGATGAACTAAGACGTATTTTGAATAGATTTTTTCTTCAGTGCCTAATAGGCATTGAAGCTAATGGCAACAGAAATTGAGGTGAAAGACATGACTGAAAAAGAACTTGAGCTGATGCTCGTTAAAGAAGTGAAAAGAAGAGGAGGGAGAGCTTTTAAGTTTATCTCCCCTGGAATAAATGGAGTGCCTGACCGTTTGGTGCTTCTGCCCGGTGGCAAGGTGGGCTTTGTTGAAGTGAAGGCACCAGGAAAGAAGATGAGACCAAACCAGATAAAGAGAAAAGGGGAGCTGGTAAGGCTAGGGTTTTTGGTTTATTGCCTAGACCATCCAGATGACATAGGAGGTGTGGTGGATGGGATTGCCAGAAGTTGTACTACCTAAATCAAGACTACCGTATCACCCTCATGAATATCAGACCCACTGCACAGAGTTCATTTTGGAGAAAACCTCGGCTGGTCTGTTTCTGGACATGGGACTTGGGAAGAGTGTGATTACACTGACTGCTCTTGTTGACTTACTGCACGATCGGTTTGAAGTATCTAAGGTCTTAGTGATCGCACCGCTTAGAGTGGCAAACACCACATGGCTGGATGAGGTTCTGAAGTGGAAACATCTGAAGAATTTAAGGGTGTCAAGGATCCTTGGTAGTGCAAAGGAGCGAACTATGGCTCTTTACAAGAAAGCGGATATCTACACCATCAACCGGGAGAATGTTCCGTGGCTTGTAGAGTTTTATAAAAACGACTGGCCCTTTGACATGGTGATCATTGATGAACTTTCAAGTTTCAAATCACCATCTGCTAAAAGGTTCAGAGCACTGAAGAAGGTCAGACATAAAATCAAAAGGATTGTGGGACTGACGGGAACGCCAGCACCCAATGGTCTCTTAGATATATGGAGTCAAATTTACCTTCTTGATGGTGGTGAGCGGCTTGGAAGAACTTTCAGTGGATACCGCAGCAGATATTTCCACCCACAGAAATATGTAAACGGTGGCATACCAACAGACTATGCTCTGAACGATGATGCAGAGGACAAAATCTACGACAAGATTTCTGATATCTGTATCAGTATGAAAGCTCTTGAGTACCTCAAAATGCCGGAGATTATCTTTAACAAAGTAGAAGTGGAGCTATCGGAAAAGGAAATGAAGCTCTACCGAAAACTTGAAAGAGATCTGCTGCTTCCTCTTGAGGATAGTGATGTGGATGCTGCCAATGCAGCAGTGCTTTCCAATAAGCTTCTTCAGATGTCAGGTGGAACAGTCTATGACGAGTATGGAGATGTACACCAGATACATGATAGGAAGCTGGATGCTTTGGAGGATTTAGTTGAAGCAGCTAATGGAAAACCGGTCCTGATCTACTACGGCTTCAGACATGAGCGTGATCGAATCAAAGAGAGATTTGATGCAGGAGACATCAACACCTCTGAGGACATTGCCAGATGGAACCGGGGAGAAATGAAGATTGCACTTTGTCACCCGGCATCAGCCGGGCATGGACTTAATCTTCAAGAGGGTGGCTCAACTATCATTTGGTTTAGTGTCACCTGGAGTCTTGAACTATACCAACAAGCCAATGCCAGACTTTGGCGGCAAGGACAGAAACAAACCGTAGTGATCCATCATCTTCTAGCCAAAGATACCATTGATCATAGAGTGATGATGGCACTTGATAATAAAGACACTGGTCAGAATGCTTTGATTGAAGCAGTGAAGGCCAGAATAGAAACCCTAAGAAATGGAGGATAAAGAAAATGAGTGTAAATAAATTTAATGCTGAAGGCTATCATGACCCAACGGTCTTTGAGGCTTTAACCAATATTGAAAAAGAAGAAAAGCAGAGAAAGAAAAAGAAAATCGTGTTCATCTGCAGTCCCTTTGCCGGTGACATCGAAGGTAACACAAGAAGGGCAAGAAGGTATGGAAGATTTGCAGTGACTGAAAAAGCGGTACCCATAATCCCACATTTGATGTACCCACAGTTTCTTGAGGAAGATGATCCTGAAGAAAGACAACTGGGGATTGATATGGGACTCGTACTCTTAAGTAAATGCCATGAGCTTTGGGTCTTTGGGAACAGGATCTCTTCAGGGATGAGTGTGGAAATTTCCAGAGCGAAGAGATGGAACATACCAGTTAGATATTTTACCAACGAGTGTGAAGAAACGGGAGGTGTATCTAAATGATGGAGCAGCATTGTTTTGCATATAGAAACGGGAAGTGTAAGGCTTTAAAGGTCAAGAAGTGTGAAGGTGAAAGCTGTTCATTCTTCAAGACGAAAGCTCAGGCGGATGAAGACCAGAAGAAGGTCTTTAGAAGAATAAACTCATTGGATTCTGCGACAAAAAGAAATATCATGGAACTTTACTACGGAGGGAAGATGAGTCTATTAGATGATGTGGAGGTGGGCTAATGAATGCAAAGGAATATTTATCTCAAGCAATCTGGCTGGACCAGATGATTGATAGTAAGCTAGAGCAACTGGCAACTCTTAAGAGCCTAGCCATGAAAGTTACATCGAGCTTTACCAAGGAAAAAATCTGCGGTGGGAATATTGAGATGAGCAAGATGGAAAGCACCATGGTGAAAGTCATCGACCTTGAAAATGAAATCAATGCTGACATTGATCGTTTGGTTGATCTTAAGAAAGATATTCAAGATACCATTAACATGATGGATGATATTAACCAACAGCTCTTACTTGAACTTCGATACCTCAGCGGAAAAGGCTGGGACGAGATAGCTGCTTCCATGGGTTATGATCCAAGAACGGTGTATAGAATTCATGGTAAAGCCCTAAAAGAATTCGAAAGGATGAAATTGTGTCAGTAAATGTCAGTGAATGTCAGTAGGTACCCATGTTATAGTATATGGTGTAAAGGTATAGAAAATAATTCAGGAACACCATATGCTGTAGCATACGCCTAAGCTATATCGATTCGAATCTTAGGAAACGCAGCATTCTTGGATCAAGGGCTCTGGTTAATGAACTGGAGCTTTTTCTATACCTTTTTTAAAATATGTAATAGTTTTAAAACAAAATATAAATTTGTGCATAATATATGTTATAAAAAAATAACATAAATATTGATTTTTAAAACATTATGTTATATAATCAAGTCAGGAGGGATCAATATGAGTTATGCAATTGGTAGTAAGATAAAGGAACTACGTACTAGTTATAAGATAAGTCAGGAAGAGATGGCGGAGCTTTTAGACACAACAAGGCAGAGATATTCTCGTTTGGAAAACGGGCAGCTAGATATCTCGTATGTCATTATAAAGAAGATTGCCGACCATTTAGGTGTGGCAACAAGCGAAATAACGAAGGTAGAACAGGAAAAGAAAGAATTGGTAACTTTTTTTAGAGAAAAGAATACCGGTGATGATATTCTTGGATCAGTGGCCAAGATCGAAGAGATATTGAGAGTTTTCCATGCCCATGAAAAGTTATATCATCAGACTAGGGAGAGAGATGCCTATGTGGATTGATAAGACAGAGATTGAAAAACGAGCCATAGAAGAACGAAAGAATATTCAGACTTATGGAATTAAAGATATATTTAGCTTAGTAGCTCAAAAGGATATCCATTTGATTAGATATCCATTCGGTAAAGATAAACTATTAGGATTTTCAACGTTTTTCGAAGGGAAGAGAATCATTGTTTCGAATTCGTCAGAGATACTCTCTAGAGAAATATTTACAATTGCCCATGAATTAGGTCATGTTATTTATGATTTTGAAGATGAATTTAGTGACGTGAAGATTGATGTTGAAATAGAAGATAGCTCCGAAGATATTTCTGAAGCTAGAGCCTTTTATTTTGCAAGCTGTTTTCTGATGCCAGAGGAAGAACTAAGGAAATTTATAAAATATGAATTAAAGAAAATGCATCAAGAGTTAAATGCACTTGACATTGTTAGAATGCAATTGGAATTTCAAGTGAGCTATGCTGCTTTAGTCGTTAGATTATTTGAGCTGGGGTTTATAAATTCCGGTCATAAAAGCAGGCTTTTTGATAAGCGCAATGAAATAACATCTAGAGCACTATTTAAGAAGCTAGACGCCGATGAAAAATTATTAAAAGCAGCTGATGTGATTGAGGTTCCCCCTAGTTATTTAGAATACGTAACAAGCAATTATGATAATAAATATATCCCTTATACAAGTCTAGAAAAAGCATTTTCAATTATAGGAATGGATGCATCAATATTTAAAACCGAAGAGAAAGAAAATCACGATGAAGATCTCGATATTGAAGATATCTTCGAGGAGTTTGAGGAATGAAGGCTTCAATAGATACTGATGTTGTCATCCATTTATATTTGAGTAATAAACAGGGATTATTTTTTAACGTTTTTGACGGGTTGTATATGCATGAATTTTTATATGAAAAGGAGCTAAAGAGGAAATCTCTTTTTGTATATGAAAAATTTTCATTGGATGTAGTTGAGGGGAAAGCAACAATCATAAGGAACAAAGATTTAGTCGAAATGGGTGTCAAAGGATTATTTGAAGATTATAAAAGAGACTTTGAATACCTTTTTGATAGTGGTGAATTGTATGCAGTGTCTTTAGCAAAAGCAATGGGACTGTTTGCATTTGTTTCAGATGATACAAAAGAATTCGGTCCTCATGAAACGTTGTTGAAAGAGCTGATTGAAGATGTCATTCCTTTTGCATTCTATGAGCTTTTATTCTTAAGATATCTTTCAGGAGAATTTACTGTTGAGGAAATACATCAAGAATTTGATGAAGTAACTTCAAAGTCGATGCGTCAGAGACCAATGAAGTTTAGAAGCAGGATGCTGAAAACTGTTCGTCGGTTCAGTTATAGAAATGGTACACAAAGAGATTATGATTGGATCAATGCCTATTGTAAAAAGAATAACATCCACTATAAGAATAAGATGATAGGTTTAAAGGAGTACTTATCACAAATAGAATAAATGATGTAAGCTCTGAGAATTAAACTCAGGGCTTTTTCTATACCCAAAACGGGAGGTGAGCTTGATGCCCTGGAAACCAAAGAGCATCTGTAACTATCCTGGGTGTCAGTCGCTGACCCATGATAGATATTGTGAGAAGCACAAGAAAGAAATGATAAGGGTCCAGAACGATAGGAGTTCAAAGATGTACACCTATCAGTGGAGAAAGGCCAGCAAAGACTTTCTTAAGAAGCATCCGCTGTGTGTTCACTGCGAAAGGGAAGGAAGACTCACCCCAGCAACTGAGGTGGACCACATCAAACCACATGGTGGTGACCGGAAACTCTTCTGGAACAAAAACAACTGGCAGCCGCTGTGTAAAAGTTGTCACTCCAAGAAGACTGCTGAAGAAGATGGAGGCTTCGGGAATAGTCCGAAACCCACGAGGGGGTAGGGGGTCTCAATCTCTACAGAAGTGGCTAAACGACAACGCGCCAGGGTCTTTTGTGAAAAATCGCGAAAATCGTAAGGGGGGTATATCCCAATATTTATGAGCTATATTCATAGAGAGATAATCTCCTATAAATCGCATGAATAGCGGGGTGTAGCGACCCATGAATAAACAAGAAGCTTAATCAAAGTGAATCCATTACAACCTTGAAAAATGAGTGTTTTTATATGGTTTTTTGTTAGTTTTAGCCTGATGACTGCGGTCTAGGGCTTTTTTAATGCCAAGAAACGGAGGGAATCTGATGAAGCAAGATATGATTATAAGAAAAGTGTCGGTAACGGATATCAATCCGGCAGAATATAACCCAAGAAAAGATTTAAAGCCCGGAGACCCAGCTTATGAAAAGCTGAAAAGGTCCATGACAGAGTTTGGATATGTAGAGCCAATCATCTGGAATGAAGAGACAGGTAATATTGTGGGTGGACATCAACGATATAAGGTGCTGGTTGCAGAAGGTCATACAGAAGTGGAATGTGTCATTGTTAAGATGACTGCAGAAAGAGAAAAGGCACTTAATGTTGCATTAAACAAAGTCACTGGTGACTGGGAGTTTGAAGCTCTGGCTGACCTCATTAAAGATTTGGAAGCACAGGACTTCGATGTAACTCTTACCGGTTTTGATGCTGCAGAGATTGAAGACCTATTTAGCCAGGTTCATGATAAGGATGCTAAAGATGACGATTACGATGTGAATAAAGCATTGGAGGAAGCTGCCTTTGTTAAACCGGGAGATGTATGGCTCCTTGGGAGACATCGTCTTCTTTGTGGTGATGCAACGAAACCTGAAGATGTAGAAAAGCTCATGGATGGGAAGAAGGCCAATCTCGTTCTGACAGATCCGCCTTACAACGTGGACTTTGAAAGTGCCAGTGGTCTTAAGATTCAAAACGATAAACAAGACAACGATACTTTCTACAGTTTTCTGCATGCAGCCTTTAAGAACATGGCGGAGCATACTGCACCCGGTGGGTCTATTTATGTTTTCCATGCAGATACTGAAGGACTTAATTTTAGAAAGGCTTTCATTGAAGCAGGCTTCCACTTAAGCGGCGTGTGTATCTGGAAGAAGAACTCTCTGGTCCTTGGCAGAAGTCCATACAACTGGATTCATGAACCGATTCTCTTCGGATGGCTGAGAGGTGGAAAGCACAAGTGGTTCACTGGCAGATCTGAAACCACTGTATGGAACTATGATAAACCAAAAAAGAATGGTGAACATCCAACGATGAAGCCGGTGCCGCTTCTTTGTTACCCCATCAAGAACTCATCCCAGGTCAACGGGATCGTCATGGACTTATTTGGTGGAAGTGGTTCTACACTCATTGCCTGTGAACAGATTGATCGAATCGCTTATACACTAGAGCTTGATCCCAAGTACGCCACAGTCATTGTAAAGAGGTTTATTGAGCAGGTCGGGACAGAAGAAGATGTATATGTTCTTCGTGATGGTGAAAAGGTTCATATCAGTAAAGTTGAGAAACCATCGGAAGTTTAAAGTGTATAAATAAATACAGTATTTTCCTCATAATTAGCTTGCTATATATCTCGTTTAGAGTGATATATGTACATGACCAAAGAAACACACCTAAATGAGAAAGGGGAAATACCATGGCAAACAAGGATTTTTTGAAAAGCAACTTCGGCATCGAGATTGAATTTACAGGAATCACCAGAAGAAAAGCAGCAAAGATTGTGGCAGAACATTTAGGCGGTAGCCTCGAGGAGCTTCACGATTATTACGGGACCTTTAGAATTACAGCCCCCGATGGACGAAAGTGGAAAGTGATGTATGACGGAAGCATAACCACTCAAAAGAAAGTAGGCGGCCAGAAAGTTTCAGCTCCAAAAGAATACAGCGTTGAGTTGGTTAGCCCAATCCTAATCTACGAAAAAGATATGGCAGACCTTCAGGAGATGGTAAGAAAACTCAGGAAAGGTGGAGCTTTTTCAGAACAGCAAAACTGCACCGGGATTCACATCCACTTGGATGGTAGAGACCACACACCAAGGTCCATTAGAAACTTCATGAACATCATCTACTCAAGAAACGACCTTTTATACGATGCGCTGCAGATAGAGAGAAGAAGAATGCATTACTGCAAAAAGATGGACCAAAGTCTTGTTGAGAGAATGAACAAGAAAAAGCCAACCACCATGAAGCAGATTGAAGACATCTGGTACCAAGACTACAACGACAGAAGAGAAAGGCACTACCATGAAAGCCGGTACCATTTTCTAAACCTTCACAGCCTTTTTAACGGATGTGGAACGGTTGAACTAAGGGGCTTCAACGGAACCCTTCACGCAGGAAAGATTAGGAGCTACGTTGCCTTAAGCCTTGCGATGAATCATCAGGCCATGACCCAAAAGAGTGCCAGCAGCAAGAAGCCACAGATTGAAAACCCTAAGTTCTCCATGAGAACCTGGCTTAACCGAATCGGTTTTATCGGAGATGATTTCAAGAACTGCAGAGAGCACCTTTGCAAGCACCTGGATGGAAGCGCAGCTTGGAGATTTCGCACAGCCGCATAGATAAAAAGGCGGCGCCTTCAAACCCACCGAGCGGGCAACCGCTCTTAAGGTGGTAGAAGGGCTCCCTGCTTTATACAAAAGCCCACACGGGCGAAGCTGAGGGGGATAAACCGCTCTTTAAGAAAGGATGGAGTGATGATGAAAGTGGAAAAAAGACTGGGTGTGGCATACGGGTCAAATCTAAACTTAGGCCAAATGGCCATGAGGTGCCCAAGGGCTAAGGTCTACGGTAAAGGACTGCTAAAAGGATACCGCCTTTTATTTAAGGGTCAGATGGAAAACGCCTACTGCACCATTGAGAAAAAACGTGGTGGTAAAGTACCAGTGGTTGTTTGGGAGCTTGAGCCTGAAGATGAGAAGGCGCTGGATTTTTACGAAGGCTACCCGAGGTTTTATGAAAAGGAAGATGTGAAGGTCACCATGGAAGATGGAACGATCATCACAGCCATGGTGTACATCATGACCGATAAGATTCTGGATAGGATCCATCTCAACCTTCCAAGTAGAAGTTATCTAGAGACTGTGAAAGAAGGTTATAGGGCTGCCGGTTTTGACGAAGCATTTATTGAAGATGCTCTGGCCATCAGTGAAAAAGCAATTAAAAAGTACCCGCCGAGTTTTCTGTAAGCCATAGAAAATATACATCATTTCTCAAGATAAGACTTGCATTTATGTAGCTTTAGAGTGATATATGGTAGTACCAAAAGCAAACTAAATGCAAGGAGGTCAAAGAAATGATGATTCAGAAGAAAGACAGGTTTGAAAGCAGGAGCGGTAAGGTTTACGAAATCGCTGGGAAATGGGATCGGGATTTTATCTTGGCACCCATTGAAGAAAACGATGATGAATGCCTTATCTACACACCCGGTGAGATGGAGGAATTTCTGGAAACAGGATATTTCAAAAGAGTGGGAGGGAAAAAGTGATGAGAGCATTATTCGGTAGAAAAGTGTGTGACCTAGTAGAGCTTAAAGAACTCACCCACCAAGCCATCAAAGAGGGAAAGAAAGGGCAGCCATACACCATCACGAGAGAAGTGATTTTAAAGGATGCAGAGTTCAGAGATTTTGCCCAGGACTTCTTCAAAGATCAGCCTTGGATTTCCCATGAAGATGGTGGGATGGACCAAGACGGTAAGATCAGATGCATTAGAGTCGTGAACATAGACACGGGAGAGAAGGTTCTTATAAATACGGAAGGGTATGATTACCCACGATATACCGGTCTTGAACTTTAAAAACTGAAGAAGGGCACCTAGCCCTTTTTTAGATAGTGCACTTAATTATCCGCATTCGATATAGCAGTGCGGGTTATTAAGTGCATTTATGTTTTAGTAAACCGAAGAAATTCCTTGCTATATCTTGTGTTTAGAGTGATATATGTAAGTACCAAAACGCAAGGAGGTATGAAAATGGACCGAAAAGTAATGATCAAACAACTGGGCGAGCACTTTGGTGTGAAACCAAAATACCTAAGTGTTCCAAGCTTTGCTTATGAAATCAGAACAGAAAATGAAATCTACACTATCGACAGGCATGGAGATATTACCAGAGGAGATGGGGAGTCCATCACTATGGAAGAAATCCTGAATCAACAATTGGAGCCTGAGCCATTGACTGATCAAGAGTACAATGATGATGATTCAGTTGATGAAGCAGAAGTTCAAGAAGCATCTCTAAATGTAGGATCAAGTGATCCTCTTGAAGCACTTGGTGGTGTTGAAGTTAAACTCAACTTCGAAGAGCACACAGCTGATAGCCTAAAGAATATCATCAACATGCTTTACAGCAAACAGCGACTTATCATGATGGCTTTTGAAACAGAGGAAGCCTTCATGGATGACGGGTTTGCTGAAGACCTAAACAAAATCGGGATCAATGATTTAGAGGGTCTTAAAGAAGCAATTGAAGAACTGGGTGTAAATAGGTGCCCAGGATTTCAGATTGATTTTGACGAGAAGACATTCACCTTCAAACTTTACAGCTCAAATTTAAATCCAGAGAGAATCAAGGCATTTCAGGATTTATGTGTTCTTATTGCTAGATACGGAAGAACCTTAAACCGCGCATCCTTCAAACAGGCCCAGGATGATAATCCGAAGTACGCACTTAGAACCTGGCTGATCCGCATCGGAATGAATGGTCCCGAGTACAAGGAAACCAGAAAGACACTCTTAAAGCACTTAGAAGGAAGTGGCGCTTTCAGAAAGGTGGATGAAACCGATGAAGCATAGATGCAGACTCATTGGAGAGAACGGGAATATTTTCAATCTCATGGGGATTGTGTCAAAGACACTAAAGGAAGCTGGCGAATCTGAAAAGGCAGAAGAAATGATTCAGCGAATAACTACTGAAGCCAAGAGCTACGATGAAGCTCTGGCCATGCTGATGGAATATGTGGATGTGGAGTAGGAGGTGCGAGAGATGGATCGGTTTTTTAGTCAAAAAACTTGTGACCGCTGCGGTGGGAGCTTAGAAGGTGGGCGAATCATGTCCATGTTCAATGAGCAGTGTATCTGCATGAGCTGCAAGGATAAAGAAACCAAAGACTCTGAATACAAAAGAGCAGTAGAAGCAGATCATGAAGAGATTCGAAAAGGGAACTTTAATTATAAAGGAATCCGTGGGAAATAACCTTACTGCATAGAAAGTGCTGGGTTATATGCAGATAAGAAAAATAATGTGCAGAAAAAATAATGAGTGATAGGGACTTTCAGATGAAGGTTCCTTTTTCTTTGCTACAAATTAAGGAGGTGAAAGTTATGGCAGGTAGAGGAAGACCACCAAAACCTACAGCGGTCAAAGAGCTGGAAGGAAATCCTGGAAAGAGACCGCTGAATAAGAATGAACCGAAACCAAAACAGATAGCACCGAAGTGCCCGTCATGGCTGGAACCGGATGCCAAGAAAGAATGGAAAAGGTTATCAAAAGAGCTGGAAGCCATGGGGCTACTGACGGAGGTAGATATGGCTGCCTTTGCCGGGTACTGTCAGGCCTATGCCAGATGGAAGGAAGCAGAGGAATTCATCTCAAAGCATGGATCTATTCTAAAGACCGCTTCAGGATACATTCAGCAGATTCCTCAAGTGTCCATTGCCCAGCAAAACCTTAAACAGATGAGAAACTTCTGCTCAGAGCTTGGACTAAGCCCATCTGCCCGAAGCAGACTGAACATTAATAACAGTGGGAACACCATCGAGGGCGATGCCATGGAAGAGCTGCTGGCGGGTGTACCAAAAGCCGAGGACATTCTAAAAAAGAGTAAGAACGACTAATTTGAAAGGAGGAGCGGCTATGCCATTTAGTGAAGCTCATGCGAATCACGCCAAAAACTTTATCGAACAACTGAAGCTGACCAAAGGCAGATGGGCCGGTCAGCCTTTTAAGTTATTACCCTGGGAGAAGGATCTGGTGAGGCGCCTCTTTGGAACCTTGAGAGAAGATGGTACTCGTCAGTATCGAACCGCCTATGTGGAGATTGGTAAGAAAAATGGCAAGTCGGAGCTGGGCGCAGCCATTGCCCTTTACATGCTTCTGGCTGATGGAGAACCTAACGCAGAAGTTTATGTAGCCGCCTGTGATAGACAACAGGCTAGTATTATTTTTAACACCAGTATGAACTTTGTAGAAGGTAATCCAACCCTATCAAAAGTGACGAATCTGGTGAGATCCACAAAGCGAATCGTCTACCCAAAGACGGGAAGTTTCTATCAAGTACTAAGTTCCGACGTTAAATCAAAATCTGGGATCAATGCTTCCTGCGTTATTCTCGATGAGATTTGGACCTATCCGAATCCGGATCTTGCCAAGATGCTGACTACCGGTTCAGGAGATGCCAGAACCCAACCACTCTTTTTATACCTCACCACTGCAGGGAATCAACTCTCTGGCTATGGCTGGGAGATGCATCAAAAGGCTAAAGACATACTGGAAGGCAAGAGAGTGGATCCGACGTTCCTCGCCATTATCTATGGCTTAGAGGATGATGCAGATATTGAAGATGAAAACAACTGGTATAAGGCCAATCCAAGTCTTGGCCATACCATTTCTATAGAGAGAGTTAGGGAGCACTACAATCAAGTGAAAGATGATCCGGCAGATCTCGCCTTGTTTAAACAGCTGAGACTGAACATGTGGTTAAAGCAGGAAATCAAATGGATGCCCATGGATAAGTGGGACCTTTGTAACTATCCTGTAGACCCGGAAGAACTGAAAGGGCGAGTCTGCTATGGAGGTCTTGACCTGTCCTCAACCAGTGACATCACCGCTTTTGTTTTAGTGTTTCCACCGTTAGAAGAGGGAGATAAGTTTCAGGTGCTCCCATATTTTTGGCTGCCAGAAGAAACCCTTCATCAGCGGGTGAAAAGAGACAGCGTTCCCTATGACATCTGGCACAGGCAGGGACTTCTCAATCTTACAGAAGGAAACGTGGTCCACTACGGATTCATAGAGAAGTTCATTGAACGCCTTGGTGAGAAGTACAACATCAGAGAAATCGTCTATGACCGGTGGGGTGCCACACAGATGAGCCAGAACCTTGAGGGGATGGGTTTTACAGTTGTACCTTTTGGTCAGGGCTTTAAGGATATGTCACCACCTACAAAGGATCTGATGCGGCTTACTTTAAGTAAACAAATCGCTCATGGTGGGCATCCGGTCTTAAGATGGATGGCAGATAATATTGTTGTCAAAACGGACCCTGCTGGAAACATCAAGGTGGATAAGGAAAAATCATCTGAAAAGATCGATGGTATCGTGGCACTGATCATGGGTCTGGCTAGAGCAACGGTGAATCCACCAGATGATGATGGATCCATTTATGATGAACGGGACATGATCATTTTAGGATAGAAGGGGGTGAACAACAATTATGGCGAACTTTTTTAAATGGCTCTTTAAAGCCAGGGCAGAACCCACAGACAGTGTTAGCAGCGCTCCGAACTTTTATATGGGGCAAAGTGTCTCTGGGAAAATAGTCAATGAGCGAAGCTCCATGCAGACAACAGCAGTCTTCGCCTGCGTGAGAATTATTGCAGAGACGGTGGCATCTTTACCTCTTCATACGTATCAGTACAAAGGGGACGGTAAAGAAAAGATGTACACCCATCCACTGTATAGGATTTTGCATGATGAACCGAATCCGGAGATGACGTCTTTTACTCTGAGGGAGACCATGATGACTCACCTTCTTCTTTGGGGGAATGCCTACTGTCAGATCATTCGAAATGGTAAAGGAGAGGTGGTGCATCTGTATCCTCTGCTTCCCGACAAGATGACGGTGGACAGAGATAAGAATGGCAATCTTTACTATGCTTACAGGAAGGACACCACCACCCATTATTTAGGACCGGAAGATGTGCTTCATGTACCGGGTCTTGGCTTTGACGGTGTCATGGGTTATTCACCAGTGGCCCTTGCGAAAAATGCCATCGGACTGAACATAGCCGCTGAAGAATATGGCGGTAGATTCTTTGCCAATAACGCCACACCAAGTGGTATTCTTTCAACTTCAGGAACCATCAAGGATCCATCAAAGGTGAGAGATGCTTGGCAAGCAGCTTATGGAGGAAGTGGGAACAGCAACAAGGTGGCGGTCCTTGAAGATGGGCTTCAGTACCAAGCCATCAGTATGCCAAACTCCGATGCGCAGTTTCTTGAGACGAGGAAGTTTCAGATAGAGGAAATCTGTAGAATCTTTCAAGTGCCACCTCATATGGTGGCGGATCTCAGCAAGAGTTCATTCAGCAACATTGAGAACCAGTCCATCAGCTTTGTGGTCCATACCATAAGACCTTGGCTAGTCAGAATAGAGCAGGCCATGAATAAGAAGCTCTTTCTAGAAAAAGAGAAGGGTCAGTGCTTCGTGTCCTTCAATGCATCTGCACTGATGCGAGGGGATTATAAATCCAGGATGGATGGTTACGCCATCGGTATTCAGAACGGGTTCTTCTCCGTCAATGATGTAAGGAGGATGGAGAACATGGATCCCATCTCTGAAGAAGACGGTGGTGATTTGTATCTGGTCAACGGCAACATGCTACCCCTTAAGATGGCCGGGGCTTATGCAAAGAAAGCCCTGGATGAGTCTGGTGGTGATGAGCCTTGATGATAAGTGTATAACTTGGCCCATTTCTGTGGACAACTAATAAACAAATTCGAAGTATCAACAGCATTTCTCAAAATCGAGGAGTGCTTTTTTCATGCCGGAAAGGAGGTCGATTAGATGGATAAATTTTGGCGTTGGGTGGTGAATGAAGCCGAGGAGCCTACAGTAAGAACTCTGCATCTTGAAGGATACATTGCTGAGTCCTCTTGGTTTGATGATGACATCACCCCTAAACAGTTTAAGACAGAGCTTTATGCCAGTGGTCCGGAGGCGGATGACATTGTTGTAAAGATACACTCACCAGGTGGTGATACCTTCGCAGCAGCGCAGATTTACAACATGCTCAAGGAATATCCCGGCAAGGTCAGTGTCCATATTGATGGGCTGGCAGCCAGTGCTGCTTCTGTCATTGCTATGGCGGGAGATGAGGTGTGTGTTTCTCCCCTGTCAGTGATCATGATCCATAACCCAGCCATGCTTATTGCTGGTGAGGTGGCGGATCTGCAGGTGGGGATTAATCTCCTCAGTGAAGTGAAGGAGAGCATTATCAATGCTTATCAGACAAAGACGGGACTTTCCAGAGCGAAAATCTCACACATGATGGACGCTGAAACCTGGATGAGTGCCCACAAAGCCATCGAGCTGAAATTTGCCGACAAGATTCTTTATGAATCAGAGGCGGTAGATGAAGGTTCCGGTGGTTTTATCTTTGACCAGATGACAGTGACGAATGCTCTAAGGAACAAACTCCCTGGTATTCAGGCGAGGATGAAATATCTAAAAGCACATGATGATGAGGGCAAAGCTAAGGAGCCGGAGAAGAGTCAAGATCCTGAAACACAAGGTGAAGACGATTTGAAGGATCCTGCCCATTCAGTAAACCAGATCCCTATTGCCCAGCTGGAAAGACGGCTGGAGCTGATTAAAAATTGGAGGTAATGAATATGAGTAAAATTCAAGAACTAAGAGAGAAACGGGCCAAGGTTTGGGAACAGGCTAAAGGCTTCCTGGATGAACATCGTCAGGAGAATGGTCTGATCAAACCTGAGGACAATGCCGTCTATGAAAAGATGGAAGATGAAGTGGTCAACCTTGGAAAGGAAATCGAGCGTCTTGAGCGTCAGGAGATGATGGACAGGGAACTTTCAGCTGCCCTTAGCAAACCTCTTGCATCAAGACCTGAGAAAATGACCGAAGAAAAAACTGGTAGAGCATCCGATGCCTATAAGAGTGCCTTTTGGGGTGCTATGAGAAACAAGATGAACCCTGCTGTTCACAATGCGCTTCAAATCGGTACCGATTCAGAAGGTGGCTTCCTTGTACCGGATGAGTATGAGAACCAGCTGATTCAGGCACTTCAAGAGGCGAACCTTCTTAGAAATCTGTGCAACGTGATTACGACCAGCTATGGGGATAGAAAGATTCCTGTGGTGGCGAGTCAGGGATCCGCTACATGGATGGACGAGGAAGCCGCCTTTACTGAAAGCGACGATGCATTCATTCAGGTGACCTTATCGGCCTACAAACTTGGTACCATGCTGAAGGTTTCTGACGAGCTTCTTAATGACAGCTACTTCGACCTTGAAGCCTACATTGCAGCTGAATTTGCAAGAAGAATCGGAGCAGCTGAAGAGGAAGCATTCCTCACTGGAAATGGAAGCAGCAAACCTACAGGTCTTCTTCATACAACCGGTGGAGCAAGCCTCGGTGTGACCGCAGCAAGTGCGACAGCTATCACCATTGATGAAGTGCTGGACCTTTACCACAGCTTGAAGTCGGCCTACAGAAAGAACGCGACATTCCTTGTGAACGATGCAACCATCAAGGCCATCAGAAAGCTGAAAGATGGTCAGGGTCAGTACCTGTGGCAGCCATCTGTTCAGGCGGGCACACCGGATACGATTCTCAATCGTCCAGTGGCAACTTCTCAGTACATGCCAACAGCTGCAGCGGGGGAGAAGACCATTCTCTTCGGAGACTTTAAGTACTACTGGATTGCTGATCGTCAGGGTAGAACCTTCAAGCGTCTGAACGAACTCTATGCAGCAAGTGGTCAGGTGGGATTCCTTGCATCTCAGAGATTGGATGCGAAGTTGATCCTTCCTGAAGCTATCAAGGTGCTTCAGCAAAAGGCCTAAGTAATTTAACAGGAAGGTGGTCCTAGTTACTGCCTTCCTTTAACTTTGATAAGGAGGGAAAACCATGGGATATAACACGAAAAACTATACTGAGCAGGGTGGCGATAAAACCGTTATTGGTGGAGAGCTTGCTGTAACTGCAGAAGGAAAAGTCACCTTTAATGGGACAGAGTTAAAACCTGCAGCACTTCAAGCAGACAGCACCGCTGTGGATGTGGCAGACCTGGTAGCAGATTTTAATGCCTTACTTTTAAAGCTAAAAACCGCTGGCCTCATGGAAAGCGAGTGATGGTAGATGGCACTTCTTGAGAAGGTAAAAGCAAATCTCATTGTAACCCATGATGAGGATGATACCTTACTGGAAGGTGTAATCGCCGCTGCCATCAGCTATGCCGAAGGTTATCAACATCTAGGAGCGGACTTCTACACAGAAAACACTATGTCACCGACCACTGAGCAAGGAGTCATTATGCTAGCTTCTCATTTCTATGAGAGTCGTGATGGCTCCACAGGTGGTTTTTTTAATGACAATGTTAGTGCTTCTCAGCAGGTGTGGAAGACGGTACACCTACTTCTACGCATGGGAAAGGAGTGGCAAGTCTGATGAAACGACTATGGGTGAAGAAAAGAAGGAAACGTCAGAAAAGATGCTACCGAAAAGGCAGACGAAAGGATCGCAGTCATGGATACGATGAGAAAACATTAAAGGCAGGTGAAGGGTATGAGCTTTGGGAAGATGAACACCCGAATAGACATTGTAGACACGACATTAATAAAGGACAATGAAGGATTCTCTTCTAAGGGAGAGGAAATCATTGCAAGTGTTCGTGCATACCGTGATGAGAGACACGGTTCTAGAAAGTGGGCCAATATGGCTGCTTATACCAAAGCCAATGCCACCTTTCAGATGCGTAGGATTCCTGATGTGGTGATTGAACCAGGGATGCTCATTCGCTGTGATACTGTGGAGTACAAAGTCTTGAGCGTTGAGGTTATTATGGGATTTTATTTAGAAGTAGCAGCAGAAAAGATAGAAGCCACGAAGGACTAGGGGGTGATTTCATGGCACGAGGAACCTACAAAATGCCAGAAGATTTTCTTTTAAAAGTATCGACCCTGGCAGAAAAGACCGATGAAATCATCCCAAAGGTCCTTGAAGCTGGTGGCGAAGTGGTGAAAGCCAAAGTGAAAGCGAATCTACAGGCATCCGTTGGAAGTGACACAAAGCTTCCGTCAAGGTCTACAGGAGAGCTGATTGACGCTCTCGGTGTAACCCCTGCTGGTGTGGATCGAGATGGGAATTACAATGTGAAGGTGGGCTTTGATGAACCGAGAAAAGACGGGGAGTCAAATGCTAAGATCGCCAACATCTTAGAGTATGGAAAGTCTGGTCAGCTCGCCAAGCCTTTCTTGAAACCGGCAAAATCAGCCAGTCGAAATGCCTGCATTGAAGCGATGAAAAGAAAGCTGGATGAAGAGATCAGTAAAATCTAAAGACAAGGAGGGCGAGCGCAATGTATAACAGTATTTTGAAGGATATAGGCGAGGTCCTTGAGCCTTTAGGGATTCCCATTGAAACGGGCGTGTTTAGTAAAAAGGCACCGGATGAATATCTGGTCCTTACCCCTATGAGTGATATCTTTGACCATTATGCTGATGATCTGCCAAGGGCAGAACTACAGGAAGTTCGCCTCTCCTTATTTTCTAAAGGTAACTACCAGGCAAGAAAGAATGAAGTCGTTAGTGTTCTTATTAGAGCAGGCTTTATTATAACGGACAGAAGGTATCTGGGATATGAAGAAGATACTGGTTTTCACCACTTCGCCATCGATGTGGCAAAAGTTTACGAATTAGATTTTTAGCTGAAGTTGACTCAGCTATTTTGAAGGAGGAATAGAATATGGCAACAATTGGACTCGATAGTCTATACTACGCCAAGATCACAGAAGATGAAAATGGCATCGAAACCTATGGCACACCGAAAGTCCTGGCAAAAGCCATGACAGCAGAACTGAGTGTGGAGCTGATTGAAGCGATTCTTTATGCAGATGACGGTGCTTCAGAAGTGGTCAAGGAATTCAAAAGTGGCGCACTGACACTTGGAATCGATGATATCGGATCATTGGTGGCCCAGGATTTGACTGGGTGTAAAATCGACAGCAACAATGTGGTGGTTTCAAGAAGCGAAGATGGAGGAAGCCCTGTAGCCATCGGATTTCGTGCCAAGAAGGCCAATGGAAGGTACAGATACTTCTGGCTTTATAGAGTTATTTTCAGCGTTCCGGCCACCAGCCTTGCGACCAAAGGTGACTCCATTACATTTAGTAGTCCCACCATAGAAGGAACGGTCTTTAGGCGAAACAAACTGGATGGTGAGAATAAGCATCCGTGGAAAGCAGAAGTCACTGAGGGAGACATCGGTGTTGCACCATCGACCATTTCTGGATGGTTTACCACTGTTTATGAACCGGACTTTACTCCGGTAACACCGGCGATTACCATTACGACTCAGCCAGCAGCCCTCACAGAAGTGACAGCGGGTAGTATTACGGGAAGCCTTTCTGTGGTTGCAAGCTCCAATACGTCTAACCCTGTAACGTATCAGTGGTATGAAAACACCATCGACAGTTCTACAGGCGGTACACCGATTAATGGAGAAACATCTGCCAGCTTTGATATCCCAACGGATCTTGTGGCAGATACCTATTACTACTACTGTGTGCTGAATTTAAGTGGAGCTGATCCTGTCACCACTGATGTAGCAACAGTAATCGTATCTTAATGGAGGGAAGATAAATGGCAGATGAAAATGTAAAACTTACTGAAGTGGCTGAAGATAGAAGTGCCACCATAGAAATCGGTGGGACAGAATTTAAACTGGTGCTGACTACGAAAGCGACAAAAGAAATTGCTGGGCGTTATGGTGGTCTTGAAAACCTGGGCGAGAAGCTAATGAAAACTGAGAACTTTGAAATGGCACTTGATGAGATCGTGTGGCTGATAACGCTTCTGGCCAATCAGTCCATCTTGATTCACAACATCAGAAATAAGGACAAGAAAAAAGATCTTATTACCGAAGAAGAAGTGGAGCTTCTTACCACACCTTTTGATTTAGCGACCTATAAGAATGCCATCATGGCCAGTATGATGAAGGGAACCAAGAGAAATGTGGAGAGTGAAGCCTCAAAAAACGAGGTAGTCGGGTAAGTGATGAAGAGTTATTTACCCGACTGATCTACTACGGCACAGCCCATCTCAATCGAAAAGAAGACGAGGTGTGGTTGATGCCTATAGGATACTTGATGGACCTTTGGGAATGCCACAAGCAGTTTATCGGCATTGCAAAACCGAAGCGAGAACTGTTTATTGATGATGTAATTCCTGCGTGGCTTTAGGTGTCATATTTGTGCGTATGAACAACAAATTATACGAACAAAAATGACAAAACGGTATTGTCAATTGTGCTAACATAAAATATTATTTTAGCATAAAAGGTAAAATTGAATCATCTCCTAAAAATTAGCAAAAAAATAGTTGTCATATTCGTTCGTATATGATATTATATTTACGAACGAATATGACAAATGAGGAGGTGATTTGATGACTCAAAAGGATTTAGTGACTAAACTATTGAAAGACAACAAAGGTATTTTGACATCAGGTGAAGCTAAAGAAGCTGGTGTGGCTTATAAAACTCTACAACGTATGTATCAGGTTGGTGAAATTGAAAAACTTGAGCAAGGGTTATATATGGATCCTGATCAGATGGAAGATGAGTACTTTTTAACTCAGTACAGATGTAAAAAAGGTATCTTTTCCCATGAGACAGCATTATATTTTCACGATTTAACAGATAGGACACCTTTCCAATTAATGCTGACAATTCCATCAGGATACAATACTAGGCTCCTGAAAGAGAAAGAAAAATATAAGTTCTTTTATATTGCGGAGAAGCTTTATACAGTTGGTAGGATTACCATGGAGACACCATTTGGGCATCAAGTCTATGTATATGATAAAGAAAGAACCATTTGTGACTGCCTAAAAAAGAAAGAACATCTCGATACTGATTTAGTGAATGAAGCAGTCAAAAGATATATGAAAACTCCCGGAGCAGATTATTCTAAACTACTTAAGTATGCCGATGTTTTTAATATTAAAGATTTGGTTCGAAAATACATGGAGGTGTTGACATGAAAATTGGTAGTCCTAGACAATTGAAAGACTGGATTAACAATGTGGCTAAAGAGAATAATTTGATAGCGAATACTGTGCTTCAGAATTTTATGATGGAAAGGCTTCTAGAAAGAATTTCGATTTCAAAGTACAAAGACAATTTTATCCTCAAAGGTGGATTCTTGATTGCAGCTATGGTTGGTATAGATATGAGAAGCACTATGGACATGGATACAACGATAAAAGGGATTCCTGTCAATAGAGAGGCAATAGAAGAAATATTAAATGAGATTCTATCGATAGAGCTTGATGATAATGTAATTTTTAGGCTAAAAGCTATTAAAAACATCCATGATGTTAGTGACTATGATGATTTCAGAGTCTCTGTAGAAGCCCAGTTCTTTACGATCAGAGTCAATATGAAGATTGACATCACTACTGGAGATGTAATCATACCAAGAGAAGTAGAATATTCGTTTAAGCTTATGTTTGAAGAACGTGATATTTCAATAAAAGCGTATAATTTAAATACAATTCTTGCAGAAAAGATTGAGTCTATTTTGGCGCGGAATGTGGCAAATACCAGAGCTAGGGATTATTATGATGTTTATATTCTTCTAACACTTCGAAGAAATGATATTGATTTAGAAAGTCTAAGAAACGCAATTCGAAAGAAAGCTGAAGAAAGAAACACATTGATCTATTTAGAGAATAGTGAGAAGTATTTAAAAGATATAGAGGAAAGTGAAGATCTTAAGACAATTTGGGAATCATATGTGCAGAAGTTTCCCTATGCAGAAGGTATTCAGTTTGATGAAATTACTGATATTCTAAGAGCAGTTTTTAAGTGACATAAAATAGGCTCAATGAAAAGGATAATTTAACAATATTAACTGCATATGGAATAGAACGATTGTTACATTGAAAATTTTAACGTTACATTACGAGACACTTCAAATGAGGTGTCTTTTTTCATGCCTAATGAGGAGGTGAGGCACTATGGCAGATAATTTTGGACTGAAGATTGGGGTCGAAGGGGAAAAGGAGTTCAAAAACGCACTTCGAGAAATCAACAGAGATTTTAAAGTGTTAGGCTCTGAAATGAAACTCGTTACTTCCCAGTTCGACAAACAGGATAAATCTCTACAGGCAGTGACAGCAAGAAATGAAGTGCTGAATAAAGAGATCGATGCCCAAAAGAATAAAATCAGCACCTTGGAATCTGCCCTTAAGAATGCCG